TGGTTTTTTAGATAAACTGCTTGGCCGTGACAAGAAAAATGAAGCTGTTGTCAAAGCTGGTGAAACATTGAAGTTCGTAAGTGGATATGAACCAAGTTTTACTTCTTGGCAAGGCGAGATTTACGAAAGTATGCTTGTCAGAGCAGCGATTGATGCACGTGCAAGGCATATTTCAAAACTCAAAGTCGAGTTTTTGACAGAAAAAGATGATCAGTTAATGAGAAATCTAAAAATTCGACCTAATAAATGGTCAACCTGGTCACAGTTCATGTACCGAGTTAGTACTATTTTAGATTGTTGCAACAACGTTTTGATTGTACCAATTTACAATGAAAAACTACAAAAAGTAGGAATTTACCCAGTTTTGCCTACACAGTGCAAGATTGTTGAGTACAAAGGTGAGTTGTGGGTTCGTTACACATACATGAGTGGACGACAAACAGCCGCTTGCCCTTACTCTGAGTGTGTTTTGATGACAAAGTACCAATTTAAGAACGATTTCTTTGGTACAGACAACAGTTCACTTGATTCAACCATGAGTTTGATTGACATTCAGACACAAGGTATTAAGGAAGCAATTAAGTCAACTGCTGGTTATCGTTTCATGGCAAAATTAACTAATTTCAGTAAATTAGACGATTTGAACAAGGAAAGAGAGAACTTCAGTGAATCTGTTTTTGGTTCAGAAGCGAGGAGCAAAAACGGAATGCTTTTATTTCCTAACACATTTACTGACATCAAACAACTTGACTTGAAGCCTTACACACCTGACAAAGACCAAATGGTTGTCATTCAACAGAGCGTTTTTGATTACTTTGGTGTAAATGAAAACATTCTACAAAATTCTGCTTCTGGTGATCAGTGGTCAGCATTTTACGAGGGTTGCATTGAGCCATTTGCGATTCAATTTTCTGAAACGATGACACAAGCACTATTTACTGATGAAGAAATTCAAAAAGAGAATCAAGTTCTTGCAACTGCAAACCGAATTGCGCACTTAAATTTCAGCGACAAACTGAATTATGTGTCTTCGCTTGCTGACAGAGGTTTGATCAGCATTGACGAAGCAAGAGAAGTATTCAACCTTGCACCACTTCCAAATGGCACAGGTAAAGTTCTGCCACGTCGTGGAGAGTATGCACTGTTAGATGCAGAAGCAGGCGCTGATTTAGATACAATTCCAAAATTTGAAAATTAGAGGAGGAACGAAGATGCCTATTAAAGACGATAGAGAATACAGAAATTTCTCGTGTTTTGAATTTGAAAAAAGGGCAGAGTACGAAGAAAAAGAAATCGTTGATGGGTATGCAAGCACTTTTGACGAGTACACATTGAGTGACTTTGGTAATGAGGTTTGGACAGAAAGAATCATGCCTACTGCTTTTGATGAAGCGGACATGAGTGACGTAATTTTCTTAAAAGACCACACTGGAACAGTGTTTGCAAGAACCAAAAACAACACAATTTCGATTATGCCAGATGCAAAAGGACTTTTCACAAAGACAGATTTATCAAAAACAACTTCTGCTCGTGAAATGTACGAAGAAATTGCTACTGGTATGTACACCCAAATGAGTTTTGCCTTCCGTGTTTCTGACCAACATTTTGAGGAAGAAATGCGTGATGGAAAACGTTTTATTCACAGAATCATTGACCGAATTTCCAAGGTCTTTGATATTTCAGCCGTTTCACGACCTGCTAACCCTAGCACGGACATTGGTGTTGCTACAAGAGCAGCTTTCGATGGAGCAATCGAAGAGTTGCAAGCGGAGAGACTTAAAGCAGAGCAAGCCAAAAATCAGGAAGCAAGGGAAAAGCTAATGCTGAAACTCAAATTATTGGAGGAACCAAAATTATGACAAGAGAAGAAATTTTTGAAATGGATTTGGAAGCTCTTGAAAAACGTTCTGCTGAAATCAAGGAGTTAGTTAATTCTAACGCTGAAGGCACTGACTTTAAGGCTCTGTCTGAAGAAGTAGATTTTATTCAGGAAAGAAAATCCATTATCGCAGAAGAACAAAGAAAGGCTGACATTCAGAACGTAATTGATGGAGTTGGCACAAATGAAGAAACAAAAATTGAAATTCCCAAGGAGGAAAGAAAGATGAAGACATTACAAGAAGTTAGAAGTTCTGCTGAGTACATCGATGCTTTTGCAGAGTATGTTAAAAACAACAATGACAAAGAGGTTCGTTCTCTTTTGACCGAACTTGCACCAGAAGATGGTTCAGTACCAGTTCCTACATTTATTGATGACATGGTACGTACTGCATGGGAAAAAGAAGGAATTATGCGCCTGGTTAAGAAGAGTTACATGAAGGGCATTGTAAAGGTTGGCTTTGAAAAGTCCGCTACTGGTGCTTCTATTCATGCAGAAGGTGCTAAGGAACCTGACGAGGAAGAGCTCGTACTTGGTGTCGTAGAACTGAAGTCTGAATCCATCAAGAAATGGATCACAATTTCGGATGAATTGTACGACCTCAAGGGTGAAGCATTCCTCCGTTACATCTATGACGAGTTAACCTACAGAATTGCAAAGAAGGCTGCTGACGAACTGATTGGTTTAATCATTGCTGCACCTGCTACTGCTACTACAAGTGCTGTTGGTGTTCCTGTAGTTGAGGCTACACAGATTGCACTTGACACAGTTGCACAGGCAATTGCAAAACTTTCTGATGAAGCAAGCAATCCTGTAATCGTAATGAACAAGGCTACTTACGCAATCTTTAAGTCTGTACAGTATGCTGGAAACTACTCTGTTGACCCATTTGAGGGTTGTGAAGTAATTTTCAACAACAGCTTAACTCCATTCTCTGATGCTACAACTGATGATTGCTACATGATCGTTGGTGACTTTGGACTTGGCGCACAGGCAAACTTCCCTAACGGAGAAGACATCAAGATTACATTTGATGACCTGAGCCTTGCTGAAAAAGACCTTATCAAGATTGTTTCTAGACAGTACGTTGGTTTTGGTCTTGTTGCTGATAAGGCTTTCGTTAAGGTAGTTGTTGGTGAGTAATTTTTTATGGGGGTTGGTTAGACAAAACTAACTAACCCCTCATTACACCAAAGGAGGAAACTTTATGAGAGTTTTTGTAATAAACCCCTTCTTTGATGAAAAAGGCTTGCACAAGAAAGGTGAAACTTGTGAAGTAACACGTTTCAATCCTAAGTACATGACATTACTCGAAGAAGACAAACAAGAAGTTGTTGACACACAGGATGTAGTACCACCTGTGAAGAAAACAACAAGAAAAACAACACGAAAGAAGAAAGGTTGATGATTATGGCTGTTCCAACTAGTTATCTTGCAAAGGTGAAAATGGCGCTGAGAATCACTTCCAACGCTTTTGACACACAGTTAGTAGATTTGTGCGAAGAAGCCTTGTTGGATTTGACACAGACAGCCGACATTAAGACTTTTGATTTCAATTCCATTGATGCACTACAAAGTGGTGCAGTAATTTCTTATGTCGCTTACAGATGGTTTGACGACACTAAGTATTTTGATGCTTACAACGACCTGAAGACTAAAATGTTGATTTCTTCTGCTTATGGAAGTGGTGATGCTCCTTGAGAAACAAAACTAAAATGATTGACCTAATTGAGTTAGTCACAGTTAAAGGTGAGTTAAACCAATCCATTGTAGAAGAACGTGTCAGAAGTACAGTTTTTGGTGATGTAGATTCAGTAACTCAAACAGAGTTTTTCAGTGGTGGAAGACTTGGATTACAACCACAGTTAAAAATCACAATTTACGATTTCGAGTACCATGATGAGCCAATCGTTCAGATTGACCAAAAGTGTTATTCGGTCTACAGAACCTACCTTGTACCTGATTCAGACAAAATTGAACTTTATGTAGAAGAAAAAGGAGGAACAAAGGATGAACCAAGTTGACGTAATTGCTTTGCTGAATTCTCTTGAAGACATTCCTTCTTTCTATGGTTATGCACCAGTAGGTACAAGAGTTCCATTTTTAGTCATCCATGTGACACAACCAGACAATTTCTTGGCAGATGACATTGTTTTTACAGAAAACTGGCATTTCAGAATTGATTTGTACTGTTCGGAAAAATCGCCTGCTCTTGAGAAAGAAATCAAGACACTTTTTAGAGAAAACCACATTGTTTGGTCTCGAACAGAAGACTTCCTTGATGATCAAGGAGTGTACGAAGTCGAGTTTGAATTTGATGTTTATGGTGATGAAGAATGAGCAATACAAGAATCACACCTGACAATCCTGACAAGTTAAAAACAGTAATTGATTCTGCATTAAAAGAACTTGGTGTAAAAACCGATGGTGATTTGGATGATGTCATTCAAGAGGTCGGAAAAGAAGCAGTAGAAAAATTAAAGCAAAACTCTCCAGTTCATTCTGGAAAGTACGCAAAAGGCTGGCGTTTCAAAAAAGATGCCAAGCGTGGTGGAGCAATCAAAGGCATTGTCTACAACGAAGAAGGTTCTCTGACACACCTGTTGGAGTACGGACACCCAATTGTAAGAGGTGGAGTTGTTGTTGGACAAGCACAGGCAAAACCACACATAGAACAAGTCGAACAATGGGTTGCGAGTGAATTTCCTACGAAACTCGAAGACAAGTTAAAAAAATAAACTTTTTGGAGGTGCCACATGGCAAAAATTAAATACGGTTTAAGAAATGTTTTCTGGGCACTAGTAACAGAAACGACAGTAGACAATGTTACAACATCTTCCTACGGAAGTTTAAATAGTTGGCCAGGTGCAGTTAATTTATCGCTTTCTGCAAACCAGGACAAAGTTGTATTCCGTGCGGATGATAGCGACTACTACGTTTCCTATGGTGAAGGCCAGTACGAGGGCAGTTTGGAGACAGCTTTGATTCCTGAAGCATTGAAGGCTGCTCTTGGTTGGGTTAATCGTGATGACAATGACATCGCTGTTGAATCTTCTGAGGACTACAAGACAACAAAGTACGTTGCTCTGCTTTTTGAATTCCAAAACGACACAAAGGCAACGAGACATTGTTTGTACAAAGTTTCTTTCAGTAGAGCTGATCTTGCTGGTCAAACAACTGGTGAAGGTGGTCAGATTGAGCCACAGACAGAAACTGTAAACCTTACAGCAGTACCTAGAGCAGATGCAGACAGATACATTCACGCTTACGCTGATGAAAACTCTGATTCTGCTGCTTACAGCGCATGGTACACAGCAGTTCCTGTTCCGACTTTTACTCCGTAAGAGTTAGGCACGACTAACCTTAAAAACTTAAAACGAAAAGGGGTTAGTCTCAATAAAACGAGGCTAACCCTATTTTTTAATTAAACGATCAAAAAGGAGAAAACTATTATGTTTAAGAAAATTATTATTGGTAACAAAGAAGTTGATTTTAAGTGTTCTGCAGCTACAAGCATTCTGTACAAAAGACTTTTTGGTAAGTCCTTGACAGAAGAAGTTTCTGCACTGGCTAAAATGAGCCAGAATGCTTTCAAGTTGAAAGACAAGTGGGAATCCATGCTTGCTGAAATCACAGAGGAAACCACTGACGAAGAGAAAGAAAAAAGACAGCAAGAAATTGTTGAATTGCTTGCAAGTGATGATTCTTTAACGCAGATGGCTTCTATGACAGAAAACCTCACACCACAGATGGCCTACATTATGTGGCTTGAAGCAAACAAGCCTCAAAGGGAAGTATTCGCTGGCTTAACAGATGAAGCCTATTTACTCTGGCTTTCTAGTTTTGACAAGTCTGATTTGAGTGATGCAAGCAGTGAACTTCTTGGTTTATGGAACAGTTCAAATAAGCAAAACAGTAAGTTAAAAAACTGAGCAGGCAGACGGATAGAGAGAGCGATCCTGAAGCCGTTTTTTTACTACGAGCTCTCCAAATGGGTTTACGCTTTACAGATTTGTTTGATTTAGAAATCGGTGAAGTGTACGACCTGCTCGTTGAATCCATGAACGATAGAGCAGAGTACAACGAAATTGCTACTCAAAGCGACATGGACAACGTTTTCAGATAAAAAACTAAAACATTAAAAAAGGAGGTCAACTATGGCTGGAAAAATCGTCGGAATCACTGTTGCGATTGAAGGTGACAACAGTTCTCTTGTCAAATCACTTTCTGAGGTCGATAAGAGCCTGAATTCAACTAAATCAGCGCTTTCTGACATCAATAAAAGTTTGAAACTTGACCCCTCCAACATTGCACTTCTTGGTCAAAAACAGGAGTTGTTGACAAAACAGATTTCGCAAACTAGTGAAAAATTAAAAATCATGAAACAGGTAGCTCAAGATGCCGCTAAAGGACTTGAGCAAGGTACAGTTTCAAAAGAACAGTATGCAAAATTGACAGCAGAGTTAGCCAAAACAGAGAAAGAGATGGAATCTCTTAATAAGGAGGCTACAGACAACAAAAAGGCTCTTGAAGATGCTGGTTCTGGTGCTAGTGAACTTCAATCTAAACTTCAAGATGTAGACAAGAGTTTGTCTAACACAGAAAAGGCATTACGCAGTGTGGATGCCGCACTCAAACTCGACCCTGGCAACACAGAACTTATCTCACAGAAGCAAGAGTTATTAGGTCGCCAAATCGAACAGACGAAAACCAAACTCGATTTAATGAAAGAGTCTGCTGTTCGAGCAGCTGAAGGTTTGGAAAAAGGAACTGTTTCAAAAGAGGAGTACGCAAAATTAACTGCTGAAATTGCTTCTTGTGAGCATGAACTTGGCGATTTGGAAAAAGCCGCTTCTCCTGTTGGTAACACATTAGAAGATACTGCTGAGGGTGCTGGTGAAACTGCTGAAGGTTTGGAGAAAACAGAAAAATCTTCAAAAGTTGCTTCTGCAGGTATGTCTGCTCTTGACAAGGCAACTGGTGGTTTGGCTTCTGCTTTGATGTCACTGGCTACCAACCCAATTACTGCTGTTATGGCAGCCCTAACTGCATTGGTTGCTTTGATAAAAAAGACAGTTAATGAGTTCAAACAAATTGCAAGCACGATTAAAAATGTCTTAACGGCTGCTTGTGAGGCGGCGGCGGATGCATTAGAAACAGTAGTCACACAGATTGATGATGTACTTAAAAAGTTGTCTTCCTTGACAAGAGAAAGTGCTTCCTACGCTGACAACATTAACACGTTAGCAAAGAAATTGGATTTGCCTACAGAAAAAGTCCAAGAGTTAATGTACATGGCGGACTTGACAGATGTTTCCGTTGAAACTCTTGGCGGAGCACTAACCAAATTAACAAAAAACATGGCTTCTGCTGGTGAAGGAACAAAGAGTACTTCTGAAGCATTTAAGAAGTTAGGTGTTGAAATCAAAAACAGCGATGGAACATTCAGAGATCAGTACGATGTTATGATGGACACCATTTCTGCTTTGTCGCAGATTGATGATGAAGTAACGAGGGATGCAACAGCAACCACACTTTTCGGTAAGGGCTTCAAAGATTTGAAACCTCTTATGAAGGCTTCAACAGAAGAAATCGAAGCATGGACTAAAGCAGCTCACGATTCTGGTTACGTTTTAAGTGACGAAGTGCTTGCAAAGTACCAAGAGTTTGATGACACAATGCAACAGTTGGACAAGGGTTTTGAATCCTTACAACATGGCTTCGGTTTAGTTATGCTTCCATTACTGCAGAGTGTTGCAAGTGATGGCGTTTCTTTACTTAACGAATTCGCTAAAGGTGTTGTTGATGCTAATGGTGACATTGAGAAAATCGGTAAAACTGTAGACACAGTATTTCCAAAGTTCATGCAAAAAATCGTGGATAATCTTCCACAGGCTGTTGCTTTGGTTAAGCAGTTAATTACAACATTCTTGACCACAATTAACAATAATCTTCCCGCTTTCCTTGATGCTGGACTTGAGATTTTGAAGACAATCTGTGACGGACTACTTAACCCTGAATCCATTCAAAACATCATGGCTGGAGTAACACAAATTGTTACTTCGTTCTGTCAGTTCCTTGAAGACCATGGTGCAGAAATCATTGATTTGGGTGTTTATGTAATCGTTCAGTTGATCAATGGTTTAAGTGAGGCTTTACCTAAACTGATTCCTGCTGTTGCTGATGCAATTGTGACAATTGTTAATGCTTTAACAAGTCCTGAAAATCTGGATGCAATCATCGGAGCAGCCTTGACACTGTTTGAAGCAATCATTGATGGTTTAGATAAAGCATTGCCTGCGATTACAGAGGCGTTACCAGGTGCAATCCAAAGAATTGCTGACAAACTTGTTGAAACTGACATGATCGGAAAGATTGTAGATGCTGGTATTAAGTTGTTCCAATCCTTGCTTGACAGTGGCGTTATTGACGAAGTAATTCGAGTTCTTGGCGAAAATGCTGGCCCGATTGCAGAGTTAGTAACAAAGATTGGTACAAAATTCATTGAGTTGAAATTCAAACTTGCAGAAGAATGTACACCTGCTTTCTTGGCTCTTGGTCAGCAACTGTGTTTGGCAATCGCTGATGGAATTGTTTCAAAGATTCCATTTGTAGGTGACAAGCTACGAGTTGCAATTGGAACAATCAGTGCAATGTTACCTGGTGGTAGTGCTTATGTTGGAGGAGGTTCTTCTACTTCTGGACTTGATTCAACTACACCTTCTTACCAACATTTTGACAATAACCTAAACAAGAATGCTGGAAATCTAAATGGTAATGTTCCAACTGGTGAAGCAGCTTACAACCCGAACTACGGACAGCAACAGAGTTTGTTACAGAGTACTGCTTCCTATTATCAAAACACTTACGGCAAACAAGCAGAAAACATTACTGTTAACGCCTACATTGGTGACCAGAAGATGGGAACTGCTGTTGCAACTGCTCAAGGTGAAAATAATTACATTTCAGGAGGTAGATAAATGCTTACAAAAAACTACTTTTATTGGGGCAATCATTCATTCTACGCTCCAACAACTTTGCAGATTAGATACACGAACAACGAAAGTATTGCTCTTTCAGAGGCTGGACAGGAAATTGGAGTGATTACACGACTTCAAAAAAGAACTGTTACAGCCACTTGGAATTGCTCCTCCGCAACAAAAGATGAGATTAAACAAAGATGCATGGTTGCCACAACAAGCATTTCTTGCGGAGATGGATTTTTTGAATGTAGACCAAGACTACAAGCCTGCAATCTGGTTTCAAATTCTGAGTATGCAGACAGAACAGATGGCTTGTGGGTGGTTACAGTTCAATTTACGGAGATTTAATTATGCAGAACGTTTCAAATGCATTTTTAAGAACAAATAAACAAGTCCACTTTGGACGATTCTATGGTGAAGTGAAGTTTGACCCAGTGCATAGTGGCAACACTGGGTTCGATTTCACCAATGAAGACATTTTAGCAGACAGTGTAAACATTACCCACATTTGTTCTGCTAATGACGACATCACCATTGGTGGTGTTTTTTTAGGAAAATTAGAGATTACTTTTACACCTGATTCTCCTGCTTATGAAAAAGACTTGGACTACTTCTCAAAGGCCATGATTTCTCTTTGGTACGAAATCTACGCAGAAGGTGGTTGGGAAAGTGTTAAGGTTGGTGACTACTACGTTAAGTCCACCATGTACCAAAACGGATTCATCAAACTTACTGCTTACGATGGAATGTGTTTGTTTGATGTACCACTTGATTCTTACCCTGCTGGATCACTTTTCAGAATGACAAAACAAGCCGTTGACAGAGTAACAATGCTGACTTTTGACATTTCACTACATCTTGGAATGATTGAATTGGAGTTTGAGATGCTTCCAAATGGAACTTATCAGTACAGTTCCTACCCTGTCAATGACATGGAGACTTACCGAGATGTTTTGTACTGGATTGCAATTTCTGTTGGTGGTTATTTCTACGTTGACAGAAATGGTGGATTAAAACTTGTCAGTTACGAACGATTCCAAGACAGACGAGTAGATGCAGAAGTTGACTACGATGAGAGAGTTGCTGGCTCTTCTCAAATCTATGACTTCATGACAGGTTACGATGGAGTACAAATAACTGACATTCAAAAGGAAGAGATTGTACAAGACACCAAACAAAACCCAGAAAAAATCTACGATTTAGGAGAAAATCCATTTTATCAGTACCTTACAGACCAAGAAAAAGACTATTTCTTGTCTGAACTCAAAGATATTGTAACCGATGAAATGGTAATTAGGCCTTACAAGATTGAGATGTGTTCTGCACCTATTTTTGATGTAGGTGACAAAATTCTGTTTACTGACGGAGATTGGACAAAGTTCCAAGACATTCCAACAATTGTCCATTCTTGGACATGGAGTAAAAACAGATTAACACTTGAGGCTTTTGGTGCTGACAGAAAGAAAATTACATCACACAGTACAGGTTCTTCAAAGATTGGTTCAGGCAGTGAAAAAGCAAAGACCATTGAGTATTACTACATTGAGAGTTTTACACAAAAGCAGTTGGACAATTCGATTTACTCTGACATTGAGTTAGGCACAATTAACTTTTCTGCAAATGGTGAAACTAACTTTGAGGTAATTGCACAAAGCAACCCTGTTTTGGTTAACACTGGCTTACAATCCTACTCTTACGCAATCGAGTACTACTGGATGTACGATGGCATGGAAATTCACCAAGCATTCTTTGATGGTGAAGATGGCATTGCTGGACACAAAATTCACACACTTCCACTATTTGCAACTGCTACTACACCTGGCCTACACACTCTGACACTTAGAGCAAGATGGTTAAATGGTTCGAGTTCAAGATTTGATTGGGTTTCTGGTGAAAAGAACGTAACAATCCTTCTCAAAGGTCAAAATCTTGGAAAAGTTGAAACTTGGAACGGACTTATTCAGATCAGTGAGGGTTGGACAAGAATTATCCCACTTACTGACATTGTTGGACTTACTGAAACAATTGACCTCAACATGATGTCTGCAATGAGTGAAACACTCAGTGGAAACTATTCAAATTTCGAGCCTACAACAGGTTTGACTACACTCACTGAACAAGTCGATTTGACCATTGAAGCACCTACTTAAAGATTACCCATTTAATTATAAAGGAGGAACAGATAGATGAAGAAATCTTTTCAGGAGGCTTTTAATCCTGTGAAATCTATTCTTTCTGGTAAAGAACTCAAAGGTAAAACAATTATTACACTGACCGATGTTCATACTGGTAAGGAAGAGGTCACAGTAGATGAAAACCTCGTTACGAATGCTGTAAAGGATCTTTTCGCTTCAAATTATTCAGGAATTGCAG